ACTGAGATCTAAGACTGGGGTGATAACAGGATTTGGATCGATTTCCGCGGCCATACTGTCTGAAATACCACTCATAGATCGTTTCATCGCCGTTATAGCGTCCTTGGCAGCGCCGTCCACGGCATCAGCAACGACTTTCGTAGAATCGGTGAATCCCTTGGCCATTCCTTCCATCGAGAATTTACCAATCTCAGCGAATTCTTCTGAAGGAGACTTGATCTTGAGCTCTTTCTTCAAAGCAGCGATCATCTGACGACCAATCTTGGCCATCTCTTTCTTGATGTTCGACTCTTCAGACTGCAAACCCTTGACAATTCCCTGAGCGCCTTGGATACCGGCGTTGTAGAGATTGTTACCTGCATTTGTGGCAAGAGTTTGCGAGACAGAAGTAAGTTGCGAATCAAGAGTATTCAAGCTATTGACAGCTGTCTTACCGCCTGAAAGCAACTGTTCGGCAAATCTCTGATCGGTTGGACCTTCAGAGAGAAGTTTCTGATAGGTCACGTCGTCGAGACCGAGCTTTCTCAACTGCTGAAGTGTAGACTGATATGCAGCAACTGTTGTCGTCTGAGTTTTGAGCGATTGGACATACGTTGCCAACAGGTCTACCCCAGTACCCTTGGCATTCAGCACCTTACCGGCGACCAGATCGTCGAATTGCTGTTGTGCATCCAGAACAGCAACGTGAGCAGCGTCGATCGCCGCCATATCGGGCTCGACCGCGCCCTTGGCTTCTTTCAAAGCTTCCTTGGCTGAGTTTATCTTATCCCTAGCATCTTTGATCTCTTTGGTCATCGGATCACTGATGTCAGGAGCAGCTGCATATTGCTCTTCAGTACTCGAGATGAAGTCCGAACGCTGCTTTCTCAAATCTTCAAGTTTCTTGTTTGCAGACTCGAGCTTAGTAGCAGTCCGATCATACTCGTTCGCCAAACCGATGAGTTCTCTCTTTTCGTCCTGAAGACTCTTCGTTAAAGTAGTACGAGCAGCTGCCGAACGATCCAAGACGCTCTGATTTTCTGCGATGAGCTCTTCGGATTTCTTGATAGTATCGGCATATTGCTGATGTACTGCTTGAATTGCAGCGACCCTATCCGCCTCATGCTTGTATTTCTTCTTGTTAATCTCGGCGATCTTATCGGCTTCGTCCGACTGAGCTTGTTGGAGCTTCTCCGACTCGGTTTTGATCGTTTCTCGAGCATCGCGCATCGCATCCGACAATTTGGTGTTCAGATCGGTAAAAGCGCCACGAATATCATCCGAAGAGCCTCTGAGACCCTGAGCGAATCCCTGACCGACGAACTGACCAATCCGATACATAACCTTGGACGGAGAGTGCGTCTCGAATGTATCGTTGAATCCGTTGATGACAGTCTGAGACGCAGCAACAGCCGAAGCATAGGCTTGGTTAGTATTTTGATCCAACCCTTTGATCAATCCAAGCATAATATTCTCACCAACATCGTATGTCACTGTCGACGGCGAATGAACACCTGGAATCTTATGGAAGAGGCTCATAGCATGGCCCATAATGCTTGATACCTGGTTATACATACCTTGAGCCTTGCTGAGAAGTCCTCCAGTCATACCGTCGATAATCGCCATTCCGACATTGAAACCGGCAGCACGCATCTCACCTGAATGAGCCCTGATCCCAGCAGCTATACCATTCAGGAAATTGATGATTGCCTGCATACCTGCATTGATCAACCTGACCGATTGTTGCTCGATCGTATTGATAAAAGTAATCATTGCCGTAACTGCTGCAGTGACTATTCTGCCACTAGCATTACTGATACCCGTTATAAAGTTGATAATCACGTCCGTAGCCGCTGAAATCACCTTAGGCAAAGCATTCGCGATACCGCTAAGGAATTGTACAAGTGCTGAAACACCGGCTGCGATAAGTCGTCCATACTGACTGGCAATAGTAGTGATAAATTTGGTGATAATATCGACTACGGCGCTGGCAACATCTGTAATCTTTGTAAGAATGCCCTTGATGAATTGCAGAAGGAGATTCTCACCAGCAGTAAGAATTTTGTTAAGATTACGCGATACCTCGGTGATAAATTTGGTAATAATATCCGTTACTGCACTGACAAGAGGCCCAAGATTGTCTCTCAAACCCTTGAGCAAGGCAAGAAGAAGGTTGAATCCTGCCTGGATGATCTTCGACTCGTTGTTTCGAATAACAGTTATTGCGGCATTCAAGATAACTTGGAAAGCTTCCATGAGCTTCGGCATGATCTTGATGACCGCATCTACAAGGCTGTTGAGAATCTTGACAATTGCATCGACGAACTTCGGAGCAACGGCAGCAAGCTGGTTGGCAATCGCCAGAGCACCCTGGATTGTCTTCTGAGCAACTTCCGGAATCTTCTCGGCGAGCTGCATGAGAGCTCCGATAAGAACCGCGATAGCAGCCGAGCCTGATGCGGCGATTGCTGCTAGACCAATGCCAATCCCAGCGACACCTACTCCAGCTAGAGCTAGACCACCACCGATTAGAACAAGCGCAGCTCCAAGACCTAGCAATGACGGAATAACCGGTGTAAGGACGGCTCCGGCAATACCAATGACCGTCAGTCCAGCAGCCAGTGAGATCAATCCCTTTGCGATCTCAGTCCATGACTGCTTACCGAGAGCTACCATTGCAGGAGCAAGAAGTGCCAGGCCTGCTGCGGCAATACCCAATGCAGCGGCGCCAGCCAGTGTTCCTGACATCGCATACAAAGCCACGGCTAGAATTGTCAAAGAACCGGCAAGACCAATCAAACCCTTTGCCAATTCTGTCCAACTCATTCCAGCGAAACTTTGAACCGCTGCAGCGATCTTTCCTAGAGAAACTGAGACCAATAAAAGCCCTGCCGCAGTAAGAAGCATATTTCCAGGCATGAGTTGCATAGCACCGGCGATAATGACCAAAGATCCTGCAACACCAGCCAAGCCATGACCCATTGTCCGCCAGTCCATGCCACCAAACTGGGCTACGGCGCTGGCCAAGATCTTCAAACCTACTGCAATAGCAATTAGGCCCGCACCTTGTGCCACCATCCCGGTTGGCATAGCTCGAGCAGCACCAGCCATAATAACTAGACCGCCGCCAATTGCGATCATTCCCTTGCCGATCTCGGTCCAACTCATTCCACCGAAATCAGCCATAGCGCTAGCCAAGATCTTCAAAGCGACAGCGATACCCATCAAACCGATACCAGCTCGAATCATTCCGGCTGAATTGGCTGACAGGGTCTTGGATGCTAGGGTCAATCCACCAATAAGACCCGAGACAGCAGTGAGGCCCTTGATCATGTCGCCCCAGCTGAGCCTGCTGAGAGCAATCACTGCAATCGAGAGAATATCAATGGCCCCAGCGAACAAGATCATTGCACCGGCGATGAACGGCATCTTGATGAACCCACCGGACTTACCGATCTTGTCTAGAATGGCCATCGCTCCGAGAAGCTCACCCATTGCAATAGCTATTCCAGCAAGAGCCGAGTTAAGTCGCTTCGGATCGACGAACGACAAAGCTAGAATCGACGCAGCCAAGATACCAATGGCAATCGCGATCTTCTGAAGTGTATCAGCCTTGATATTGTTCTGCATGGCGACCATCGAGCCTTGCAAAGCTTTGAATGATCCAGAAATGCTTTGAAGGATCCCTCCACCGAAGCCTTTGCTGACCTGCTGCAGGAAACTGCCTTTACCGAAGAATCCTTTGAGCATTACGACGAGACCGGCGAACAGACCTGTCTGGATAGCGGAGAAGACCGACTCCCAGTTGATGCTCGAGAGCGCCTGTCCAAGATTGGGACCGATGGTGGCAAGACCTTGAGAAAGGGCATCGAATACCGACTTCAAAACGCCTTTCCCAGAGCTGAGATTGTCGATGAACCTGCCCCAGGCTTTGCCGACAGCATCGAGGACCTTGCCCAATCCAGACATTTGTCCGGAAATTCCCCCGGAGTCAACTCCGCTGAACAAATCACCAATTGCTCCAGCCAATTTCTGAATCAATTGTATAGGCGCGGCAAGAATATTTCCGAGACCTACGAAGAAATTATGAAGACCGTCGCCCTTCTTGAGCGCCTGATCAACCTTGACAAGGAAATCTCCGATAGTCCCGGTGAATTCGAGGAATCCACCACTACCGTCATGTACTGCTCCGAAGAGCTGGCCGAAAACTGTAAATATACCGCCAATTAACTGCTTTCCGATGTCCAGGACAGCGAAAAGGCCTCTAAAAGTTCGTCTGATGTTGTCGATCGTGTCTTTACCAGGTTTGAGCGCATTCGCGAAATTCTGGAACTGAAGTGTCAGGTCCATCAGATTCTTGCCTGTGACAGGTGGGAAAATATCGCGGAATGCGTCCTTGATCGGAGCAATAGCCAGGCCGAGATTGTGAAATGCTGTCTTGATAGAGTCGATCAGAACAGTTCGTCCACCCAGAGCAGCCCAATCGGCCAGTACTTTGTTGCGAGCATTGGCATTCGTGTTGATAAAGCCGTTGATCGCATTGGACATATCGGTAAACGTCTTCTTAGCTTGCGTGAAGTTACCGAATATGATCTGGAAGGTTTGAGCCCAGCCTGAGCCTGCGGTTTCCTTTGCTACGTCGAAGACCTGCTGTATGGTCTTGACTTCGGTTGCAGCATGCTGGGCTGTCTTGGCCGTTTGCTGAATAGCTTTGATCTGAGCGTCGTTGAATCCCTGAGCTTTGAGTTGGGCATTCGATAAGTCACCCGTAAACTGCTGTAGAGTCTTCGTCAGAACATCCGAAGTCAACCAGGAAGCTTTTCCAGGTGTCGACAACGATTGTCGGAATGCCTCTCCGTTGATGGAGACATTCTTCATCGGTCCTGTTAGCTTGACCGCACCATCCTTCAGCTTGCCCATTGCTTGAGCTGTTTGGGCCAAAGCGCGCTGGAAGACCGTACCACCCATACCAGCGTTGACAACCGAGTTCCAGTCCTGAAGCTTGACCGATCCTGCAGCGATGGCCTGTGACAGCTGATACATCGCAGTCGAGGCTTGATCTGCGTTCGATCCGGAAAGGGCCGCCAGGTTGGCGATACCTTTAATCGAAGCTGTAGATGTCTTCAGATCAACACCGGCAGCCGTGAAGGTACCGATGTTCTTGGCCATCTGGCTGAAGTTGTAAATCGTCTTGTCCGAATAATGGTTCAGGTCGTTAAGAGCCGAGTTTACGTCTTGAAGATTCGCTCCCGAGGCCTGAGTATTCGCCAAGATCGTCTGAATGGCGTTCAGGTTTGTCGAGTATTCCTGGAAACCAGCTATGAGCGGCTGAATGGTGAACGATTTTGCGAATCGAGCACCCGCAGAGACAGCTTGCGAAGCAATATTGGCGAAAACAGCGACAGCAGCAAGACGAAGACCGCTCAGACGACTTTTGATATCGTCGACAGCGTTACCGATATGACCAAGATCTACTCTCTTACCTGCAGCGTTGATGTCATCCAAACCTTTTCCCGCATTGGGAAAATGAAGAGCAGATTTTAGCTTGTCGAGAGCACTAATCGCACTACTAACACCTGATTCGAACTTACTCGACTCGAAACTCATTGCTACTACTTTGTCGTCGATAGTCGGCATTAGACCTTGGTCACCTCCTTCCACTCCTCGTTGACCATCTGGTCAAATATAGGTCTTATTGCTGGATTGATGTAGTCTCGACCCTGAACGTATCCACCAGTTCCTGTACCATGACCATACTGGAGAATGATTGCGATATTCACACCGTGATTGACATGACGATTGTGCCAGCGAACGGAGTAATATCCACGTCGTTGCTCGATCGTGTAATACCAAGAAGCTGCGGTCTCACCTGACTCAGTGGGGGTGGCATTGGAAAGAGCATTGACACCTATTGACCCGAATCGACCTAGAGTGGCAAACAAATCCTGTTTACTCAATCTCGACAAATATCGCTCTGTATTCTTGAATGAGCCTCTCTCAGTAAAAGTGATCATGGCTATTCCGCGGTAAGACGAAGGATCACAGTACCGGGGTCTCCTACTTGACGAGCACTTTTGGACTGCCCGTATACAACAGGCAAGCCATTCACTGGAGCGGCCTTAGCTCCGCTGGCTCCTCCAGGAATGGTGTTAGCTGATCCAGTGGCGGGATCGTTCTTTGGAATATCTCCTGGTCCGTAAACCGATGTATCTCCCGGGTTATAAGAACCTCTTCCCCCAGCAGTAGCTGCATTACAAGTGGTAGGCCCTCCGTATTTACCAACTCCACCGGCACCTCCACCTCCACCTTTACCGATATCTTGGAAGAACGTGCCATCAGCTCCAGCAGTACCCGCTGTGCCCGGACCCGACGCCGTAGGAGTTCCCGCTGTTCCACCGAGACCACCTCCACCAGCGTTAGTACGATTTCCTACCCCTCCATCACCACCATCAGCCAATGTCGCCGAGGTTAGGGAGTTTGTCTGGACTCGTTTTCCACCAATTCCTCCTGAGGCTCGACAGGTGGGATCGTTGAAAGAAGAAGCCCCGCCATTCCCTCCATTAGTAGTGGAAGCAGGATTAGACGAATGCTCCGTTCCCAGCGCTCCTCCGACACCGACGACAACTGGGCAGGTTGCAGGCAAAGCTGATAGGAGGCCGCGAACTCGATGGTAACCTCCTCCTCCCCCCGCTCCACCGTAACTTCGGACGAGAGTTCCCGTATTTCCGGTGTCAATTCCTCCACCCATACCACCTCCCGCTCCGATGCAAATCACGTCGAAGTGCGTATAGCCGAGATCGATGTACTGTTGTGGAGTGAAATTTTGACTAGCATTGAACTTGATGACCAGAGGATCAGGTTGAACCAGAGTACCGGAGAGTTCCAGTCTCATGACTAACCACTCAGACAGACAATATACGGAACGAAAACAGTCGGCTGGACGTTCTCGTGACCTCCTCCGCCGCCGTTTGCCGCGACTGAAGCCCCGATACCCGTTCCAGAACTATAAATTCCGATACCTGTACCTACGCTTTTCGCTACACCTACGTTTCCATTGTTTGGAGTACCAGCGAAGTCGTTCGTCATTGCCTGTGTAACTCCTACATCGATACCAGCAGCAACGGAAACTTGCTGAACATAGCTATGTGAAAAAGCATCAATATAGTGATAATGCCCCGGGTCATTTATCGCATGATAATGTCCAGGATCATTCCAATTAAGAGCATGATTATGAGCAGGCATCTCTCCGACTGCAACAATATGCGTTTCCTCACCTGTCTTTGCCGCAATAGTAATGGCTACGGCTCGAGTCATACGATTTGCTCGTGTACCACCCGGCATAGCATCGAGACCTGCTGGAACAAGACCACGAAGATCAGGCACTCTGAAATTGGCTGCTCCAGGATCACTTGCTCCGGCAAATGTCCGCCATTGACTACCAATATTGGCAGCGGCTTTAGGATATGTCGCAACCACATAGACCGCTCCATCCGCCCATACCCACTTACCATACTGTGCCGGATCAGGAAGTGCTCCTCCCGGCCACAGTTTTACTTCACCTGGAATACTACTCACTGGTCCTACAGGTCCAGTTGGTCCTGCTGGCCCGATAACACTACCCGCGTTGATGTTAGTCCCACCATGAGTGGTAAGGATAAGATTACCGCTAACAACTTCACCGTCGACAACCGAAGCCGCTTCGATATCGAGCATTCTTTGAGCGGTAAGACCGGTAATTGTAGCCATTTCACCTCCTTACACGTAAATATCAGGTGTCGACATTGGTAGACGAAATCGTATACGTTACCGAGTCCAAATATGTAGCGTCAGCATTGTCGATCTGGAAAGTTGTGCTGTCGATCATAGTAATATATTGATCTGACTCATCGATAGCAGCCCAGCTACCATCTCCATAATCAACGATGATAAGAGCATTACGGAATCCAAAGTACTCGGCTATCTCTTCGATTGAAGGAAGACTCGCATTGCTTGTATCCGTTCCATACAACTTATCCTCGATCAGATCCAGAATTTCTTGAGGAGTCTCTGTCGAATCGATAGAGATGTGAACTGTCGGTCTGAATTTCGTCTGTTTCGGAGGTGTTCCGGTCAAAGACCAAGCAAATTCTATCGCTTGAACCGAATCTTGAAGAGTTTCGTACGCATAAGAATCAGGATTGGCGATAATATTGTAAAGAATGTGAATAACATAACCGTAATTCGTTCCGTCGATATCATTGCCAATTCTAGTCTGATACGAAAGATTGAAACTCTTCGGAGGTTGCTCGTAATAGGTCAATCCGGGGGAAACTTCGGCAATTCCGTTCACGGAATCAAACTCATCTGGGTAGGTATATGCCTTGAGTGTTCCCTCGAAGTCCCTAGGAGTAAGATTTTCCAGAAATTTGAAGCCATCTAGATAGAACGATCTCAACTCGGCGTTAGAAGTTTCTTCCATTCCGATTAAACCATTCCAAACGGCTACCGTACCGTCATGAAGATAAAGAACTCCATGATCGATTCCCGTTTGATAGAACTTTTCTCCTGGCTTGTCCCAAACAAGAACCGCCATGTCACCCCCTTCCTATCCACGAGTACCTAACTGGGATCTACGTTGCGCATTGAGTTGGCGATTCCGAGCAGCAATCTCAGCACGACTCATCTTCTTTGGCTTAGCCTGCTTGATGTTACACACCCGAATCAAAGTGAAAAGCCGGTTGAGATGCCAAGTCTCACACTCGAATGGGATCTCGAAAGTAATCATCCAGTAATAAACCAACTCTGCAGTGATAACATCTCGACTTTGTGGAGCTCCTGGAGGCTCATTGAACCAAGTAGCAGTCATCTTGGCCTCGATGTACTCGTTGATCTTGTTGAAATTGTCTGCAGTGAGTTTGGTAAAGACTTCACTCGGTACATCGGGAGTCAGTGTCATAGCTTTTATATAACCAATAAGCTCTTCGGTCGTCTTCTCGCTCTTACCAAGGAAGGGTTTCTCGTAAATTGCCTCCCATTTTGACAGTGAGACTAGAGAATGCTCTAAGTCTAAAGTCACATCGCCTTTTGTGATAAACTCTTGAGACTTCTCATCGAACATTTCGATGCCCGGTACCACAATAGTGAGCATTCTCCAGCCTCCTGAAGTTATTACGGTCCGGCGAACAGAGCGATGACTGCGTCTGGGGTGGGAAGAGCAGCTGGAGTTGCTGCCTGACCATACAGAAGATTTTCGAGAGCGAGAAGATCTGCTGGATCCACCACAGTCGAATCGACGACGATAAGGGAGGTAGGCTTCATTCCCGTGACAGGAGCAGGAGTCGTCGTGACATCCCAGCTGAACGCGATTGCCTCGGGTGAATCGTTGATCGTGGCATACGCCTTCTCCGACGGAGCAGCCTGGCAACCATAGACGAGATGCAACTTGTAGCCATGCTCTGTACCATCGATGTCGTTTCCGACTCGAGATCTGTAAGACAGTCCGAACTGCTTGCGACCCTGCTGCCCTACAGCGACACCAGGATTCGGAAGAGCCGTACCGTCACATTCGGCGAACTCGTCCGGATAGGTGAACGCTTCGATCGTTGCGCCGAACTCCTCAGCAGAGATCAGGTTCAGGTACTTGATGTTGTCTGCATACTGTGCGTTGGGCTCAGCACCAGACGGTGATTCAGTGACAGTGGTGAGACCATTCCAGGCAACACCCGTGTTGTAAACACCAGTTTGGTCCGGAAGGTAGAGAACTCCATGGTCTACACCAGTCTCGTAAAGTCGCTCGCCAACTTGGTCCCAAGTCAAAGGGGCCATTTTTTTCCTTTCCTAGAAGTATACGTTATAGACATCGTGGTTCAAATTATCAACCGTATAAAATCTATTGAACAGGGTCAAAGGCATTGCGGCCACTTTGTCTGGAATATCGCTGTCGGGATCTCGATCAATAACCGTGACCATGTAACGCTTAGTATGGTCATACGGTATGTCGTCAGCGAATTTTGTATCCGCAAAATCGCGTGTATAGACAATGCATGGATACGTCAACTGTACATTTGTCGGCGGTTGAAAATAAACGTTTGCTGTAAACGTTTCAAGGAGCTGGTGTAACTGCAGCCGTTGGCCCATTGTACACCTCCCCTAAGCTTAGAATAAGACGGGGGCTCTGTACTTCGACACTTTGTACCGTCCAGAGAACCCCCGCCCATTCTACATAACGAATGGCGAAGAAGTTATCATTGGCATACGCGTCGGCTACAATGCTGATGGAATTTTGTACGTTGAGATCGAAATTGAGCGTGTCTCCTTGACGAAGATTTCTCGCATTGCGAATAACGTCTCCATAGTAAGAACGTTCAACAATTTCATCGACCCATACGCCAGGAGCTGCTTCTATTGACGTCCCGTAGCCAATACGACCGAAGAATCTTGCCATAGAGGACCTACCTTAAGACCGGTTCGTGAAAGTCCACTCGTCCTGAACGTTGTTAGCGAAGTAGTACTGGCTGCCACTTGGCACGGCCTCCACTGTAAGAGACTCACCGTTGGCAAGCGAGGTCGGAGATGCCGTGGTAAGCGTTGCTCCGGTAGACTTGTTCCTGTACGTGACGCCCGTCGTGGTGGCCACGGTTACGGTTGTTCCGTCGAAGGTAGGCTTCGCAGGAGTGACCAGCGAGGATCCAGCTGCCGCCCTTCTGATGACCAGGGCCGAACGCATCTTCGTGAGAGCGCCTGAGACACGAGTCTCCAAGAGGTACTTGTACTGGTTGTAGTCGATGTCGAAGTCGTCGAAGAAGTTGATCTCTCCACCCTTGTCGGCACCGATCGTGTAGTCCTTCAGATTCACAACGATACCGATGAGATCCTGCTCGGTCTCCATGGGCTCGACAGTGACGATCGACGAGACCCCCATCTCCGACGCAAGCTCTGCCGGAGTCTTCCAGAGGCGATGACCCATGGTATCCCGAGTGAGCAGAAGGGAAGTCAGCATGGGCAAAGTGGTGTACATGGTCGGAGAACCCGATCCCTTGTAGAACCCCATGGCTCCGATGATCCCGTCGACGACATCGGACGTAGTGCCACTGTCGTCGATGAAGACCGTTGCCGCATAGAGATCGTGATCGTTGAGGATCGAGCGGATACCCGCACCATCGGAGACTCCTGCAGGATCCTTGATCTTGTCGTCATCGGCAACATCGCGACCGTCGCCGATCAGAACAGCACGAGCGAGCTCCTCGTCGAGCATGAGGCGCATCTCGGCCTTGAGCCAGACCACGACATCGAAATCGGTGATGTCGATGATATCGTCACGATCGAGCTTCTGCTTCTTGTAGACCGTGCTCGGAGTCGTGACACGCTTCGAGACGCTGAACCACTCTTCCTTCTTCAGCGATCCCTTCACGTAGCCCTTTGCCCGCGCCTCGTCGAGGGTGATGTCGGCGACGATGGACTTGATGCGGGAGAAGGGTGAGTGCCTTGTTCCGGTGATGACACCAGAGACCCACTCGACTCTCCGACTGTCGAAGTCGGGGGTGTCTGTGATGGCCTTGGCGTCGGGAAAGAGTGTTTCGATGTTCTCGATGCCGTGCTTGAGGGCGTATGCCTCGACGGCCTCTTTCAGGGAGCCGCTTCTGTGAGCTTCGGAGACGATTTCCTTGACGGCATCATGAGAGAGAACGTTTTCGTCGTCCTTGTTCTTGCCTCCGCTCTGCTCCTCGAAGACATTACGAGTCATGCGTCGTCCTTCCTCTTCACTTTTATCATCTTGCTGATGGACTAATGCTGCGTCTGACTTTTCATCAGAATTCTCTACTTCTACCTTCTGCTCTTCTTGCTTTGACTCGTCACTGGAATGTGAAGCAGCTTGAGAATCCTGAGCAGAGCTTTCAAGAGCGACGCCGATCATATAATGGACGACTTCCTGCTGTTCGGGAGTCATCGAGTCATAGACTTCTTGAATAGTGGGAGAATTGTCGGTCGAATCCGTGGAATCCGTAGAGCTCGTGGAATCTGTAGAACTCGATGACGATCCATCCGCATGCTCGAGTTCCAACCCGGTATAGATCACTGCCTCATCCTCGAGAGTGACCACATCACCATCAGCATGAGCAATGGAGATATTGTCGATGAGTGCGCCGGGATTGGCTCCAGACAGTACGAGGCTCAGCTCACGAATGAAGCCATGAATGACCTGCTTCGACTTCTCGGTGAGCTGGTTTGCATAGATGGAAAGAGACTTGATGTCTCCATGCTCCACTAGAGTCTTGGCGTTCTTACCATGTTCGGTCTCGTTGAAGAATCCGTAGGCATAAACGCCGTCTTCACGGTGCTCGAGAGTTGCATAGCCGAGCACGTTGCTGGGTTCGTTGTGCACATGCTGCCAGACCAACGGAACGGTAGCCTTATCCTGATGCTTAAAGGCGTCCGGCATGATGGTCCGTCCATCTGAGCACTTAAGACCAGCCTTAGTGGCATAACCACTGAAGTCAGGCTTAGCCTCTACTCCCATTTTGAACGTCCTTCCTTAATCTTGGATCAACGACCAAGGCTCGTCCATTCAGAACAGTGTCAGGCGTCGCTTTGGCTACAGGCATGTTGCTGTTCAACAATAGATCGGCTTTCGGATCTTTGTGGGGGGCTAGGCCAACAACCTGCCGCATCTCATTCGACGTCATGATCTCATTACGTGTAAACTTGTCAGCAATCTCTGCGATACTCGCAATCGGAACCAACCGAAACGGATCTCGAAAGAACATAATTGATTGCTTTT